AAATCATAAAAACTACCATTATATTGTTGATTAGTAATATTTTTAATACGACGAGCTTTATATTGACATTTTTTGTTTTTTATTTGATTTAATGCTCTTTCTACCTTTTTAGGGTGTGTCATATATTTAATAATAGTTTCATTTAATGATTGAAATGTACTATTATAAATTATTGCGTTAGTACCATCCGTTTTAGTAAATCCGCTACAACATATATTTTTACTAATTTGATATCCTGCGCTAATATTAATAGAATTTAGCAAACAACCAAATTGTTCAATAAATACTTTAGATACTCCTGTTACTCTATTTTTTCCTGTTGTTTTAGATATACACCCATCACCATCAATCACACCTGCTATAAATGCACACTGCACACTATAAGGAGACTTACCCACAAATTCCGGTAATGATTGATTATATGTTTTTTTAAAAAATAATATGCCTAAATTTACAAAAATAGAATGTAGTTCTTTATTGTCTATAATTAATCTATTGGCTTTATTTTTTTCTTGTCTTATATATGATGTATTAAATCCTAAATTATTAAACCGTTGTTTTGCCTGTTCCAAAATTTCTGGTGTAGTAGACGTTATCTCTATTCTATATTGGTTTCTGTTTGGATTGCCTATATGCCCATCGGTTAATACCAAACCACACAAATATGCCAAATCTTCTGTTACTAAATAATTGCTATTTTCATCGATATGTTTTTTATTACGACAGCGTTTACATTTCCATTCGGATTTTCTTTCTCTTTTAAATTCATGTTTATATCCACAATTAATACATCGACGATATTTTAATCCATATGTTCTATAATAATCATTAATTAAATGTCCGGCAAATTCTCCTTTACCAAAAATCATTCTATCATTAATTTGTAATTTATCTGCTCGTTTTCTATTAATATCAAATTTCTTATGTTGTTTTGCGTTATATGTATATATTGGATGCCATGCAGTTAATTTATAATTAATATTTCCAGCAAGTTCTATTTTTATAATTTTATCATTTATTGGTGTTTTATGTATAAATTGTATATTATCTATTTCTGTTTTACCAGTAACATTGTTTAATGAATATGTTTTTATACCCATTGATCGAACATCTTTAATATAACTTTCTGTTTTTTCATCATACTGTTCAGTAATGGGTATTCTATTATAAAGAGTTTCTATCTTTTCAATTCCACAAAAATTAGTATGTATATATGTTTCTGGTGCTACACAACCATGGCCTTCAACATCATCTATATTGTTATTTGGAACTGTAGATATTCCCTTCTGACAATTTTCACCAAGATCATTATGATCAGACCACCCAGTATCAATAACCATAACGGTTATATCTTCTCCCTGTGTTACTCTCCATGTGTTTGGAATATTAGTTTGCTTGATTTCCCATCCCTTAACTTGGGATAATGTACTAATAACATCAGTATATTTATGCGGAGGTAACGATGTAATTGGATTGTCTTTCATTATTTTCCTATAAACTTTGCGACATTTTCAATTATGGCAGTTAATGGTCTATGAAAAATGCCAACAATTATTGTAAACGCACACACTGCCCAAAACCATTTCATCATAAATACCTTAAAATATTGTTTCCATGATAAATTTTCAATTAGATTTTTATTGCGATCTCTAGAATCCTTTACCCTTTCTATAACAATTGGACAACTATCAATCTTACAAAATGTTGCCATGCTCTTTTCTAATTGAGACATTACCTCAGATAATTTTTTGATAACCCATACCACACTCTCTTCGGGGTTTCCGTTTCCGAACAGAACCTTATGATGATCCCCTACTCTCGTATTTAAATCTTCAAGTGCCTTCTGAATTAAGGCTAGGGTTATAACAATTTGTTTATTTTCGTCTAGTGGAATTTCAGGTGGCATTATATATCTCCTTGTATTGGATATGTTTTACTAGCTGGCAATGTTATACATAATATATCTGAATCTACGGTATCCGTAATAGTATAATGCTTAACGTTTTTATCAATAACAAGAAGTTCCCCTGCTGATATCATATGTTCTTTTATTTCGTCTGCTCCTAAATACACCACAACACAACCAGACAATACTTTTATTATTTCAACCTCGTTATGTACATGTGCTTCTATTTTTGTTCCTGCTAAGATATGAACTTTGGCAACAGCAATCTCTTCCGTTTTAAATAACCCATTGATATTTGCTCCTCCTATACCGTCCAATACGGGGATATCATAAGTACTATATTTTTCATCAAACACCTCACCAACGATATCATCGTAATTAATATTATATGCTTTGGTTAAATGTTTTATAGCATCTGATATATTTTTTGTGGATACGGGGGTGCTATTATGTTTTAATTTTGTGTAGTCAAGTATTTTCAATTCAAACTCCTTTATGTTAACACTACCATTAACTCTATGGTATAACTATTTACTAAAAATACAAATAAAAACAATAATTTTATGTTATTAAATCTAATAATTGGGTTTGACAACTGTATAACTGTTTCAAACATCTGTTTACAACATTAGATGAAACTTTTTCGTTAATTCCAATGGAAATATCTTCTCTGTCATACGCAAAAGCAGAGTCTTGGTATTCCTCGATAGTAAAATTAACGATCTCAAAGCTTCCGCCAATATCCGTTTCGGTAAATACTATTTTACCTATTATACTTCTTCTTAATAATGCCAAATTTCCATATAAATGGGAAAACACTATATTATATACCCAATCCTGTATATATTCTTCCTTGTCTATTAAGTCACTATCTATATCCCATTCGTTTTCTATTCCTGCTGCCAATACAACGTCTGTTATAACATTTCTGTCGTGATATTTTATTATATTGTTCACATTGGCGACATATAAATCTCTACTATCATCATGATAAATGCTTCTATAATCCAGTGTTCCGGTAAGATTATTGGCGAATTGACCACCAAAAACCCCACCAAGGGTGTATTTATGGACAAATCCAGTATATAATATATACAAAAATCCGCCATCTTTTCCTGATATTATTTTTACAGGAGTTTTTTCGGTTTCTGTTAATATAAACGATGCAATAAATGTTCCAGTGTTGGTGTATTTATAAACAATATTTTTTGTTAGTATATATAAATTATTAGTTAAATCAAGTGTTATACCTATAATTCCACCATTTTCTGTGCTATCCCCCGTTATATCTGTAGGTAATACCGTTTTTAACCACGCGCCAGTTTCTGAATATTCCTTTACAACCTTATTACCAGTGTCTGCTATCCATATATTATCATAAGTATCTATATATAAATCATTTGGACTGTTTAATTTTGTCTTGGACATAGGACCACCCAATCCGCCCCAATTATACAATAACTCCCAATTAGCTCTTGTGTGGTTGTAATTTAATACTATAACCTTATGACTGAGCGTGTCTAGTACAAATATATTTTCATTGGAATCTACACCAATAGCATTAATACTAAGAAAATCATCATCAATTCCGTTAAAACTTCTTTCAGCTATAACTGTTGCTGTGTTATCAGTTGAAAGTATTTTTACCGTTGTATCATCTGCAACATACAAATATCCGTGTCTGGATACAACATCATTAACATCGCTTAATATATCAGATGATACTCCAGCAACACTCATATAATGAGCACTACTTGGTGAACTTTCAGTATTCCATTCTGTTAATGTTCCATTTATTGATCCCAACCATCCGGTATAAGATATTGGTGATGGACTATAAAACTTACAGGCATTTTTTAAATACGTATAATTATCATCCAATCTTGTAAATGCTCTATTAATATTATTTCTATCAGTAAATTCGTTTGGTGGAATATAAACACTTTCAAGAGTATTGGGTAATGTGAGTGTTGTATCTCCATAAAATCTTTCAACATCAGTATCAAATTCAGTGTAGCCTGTAATTACGGTTATAAAGTTAGTAAATAACTTTGTAATAACATCCTCGGTATGCAATACTGCTGATAACATAATGGAATAATTTCCCGCAGAAGGATATGTAACAGTAAACGAAGAAAAGTTCTGAACCGTTTGTGTATTACCATATGTATCTTCCCAGATAAATCCGGATATTATACTAGACAATGTTTGGGGTGTTATATTGAGTATTTCCGCAGATGCATTTACGGTTATAACATTACTGTCAACATATATACCCAACTGTGGTGCTGCATATACCGTAAAATATTGAGTGCTTGCCGTAACATCTCTATCGACATTATCCCAATCGTTAGGCCAATTATCAATATTTTGAGTTACAACACCAGTAAGATCTAGCGATAAATGTGTTGAAATACTAGGATTAATCGTTCCGTTAACAATTCCATCACCAGAAGATAATACCGTACTAAATGTCGTTCCAGACTGATATATACTTGCATCCCATTCTGCCGCCGATAATGTCCACGCATAAACTCCGCTTACCTCGGAAACCGGACTATATAGTGGATATGTAATCGTTTTAGTTGATTCAAGTGTTTGTGTACCAATAACAACAAACGTTGCAGAATTTGTTGGAGTAATTGTTGCTGTAGGATCTTCATATGAAACTATCCGTATATTTTGAAATAATGGACTTGTATTATCAGTACTTGATGTCGTTTTGAAATTGCTATAATATTCTACCGAACCAGAGTCTGCGGTATGCTGTCTTGTCATGGTGGTTGGTAATTCAGAATTAAACACCCCAAACAAGATAGCACTTCCAGAGTTATTAAAAGTAGTATCCGCAACAGATGATATATTAGGATGTAATACTTTCGTGGTACCGTAAACTTTACCAGAAATTTCCCATGTATATGAAGTTCCTACTATATTAGAACTTAATACAAACGTTTCTGTATGTCCTTCCCCATATGCACATACTCCACTGGATTCCGTTAATGTGGTGCTACTTCCGGTGTGTATATAAGCTGCACTTGTAGTCCATGTATATGTAGGAGCAGCCACAAAATCTGCACTCAAAAATCTGCCTATAAAGTTAATGTCCATGTAATCAAAACTACTATGAGCAGACAACCAATTAGCAGCACTCATGGCAATACCAGATAGGATTAATGTTGTGTTAAAAGCTGATGGTATAAATAACAATTCAATACTAGACGTTGTTTCTAATATTTCACTACCGGATAACCAAACATATGATCCTTGTGTGGTATCTTTATTTGGTATTATAGAAGTATCTACTGCTGTTGCTGCCACTGTTGCATATTCACCAGAAACCCTCCAAACACCATTTGTATAATAAGTGTCCTCGTTATTAACTTTGAAATTAATATCAAACAGACTTTCGGCTGGAAATTCGTCTATATCAAACCTATATGTTGATGATGTATGGAATATAGTGTCAGAAGAATTTGGTGACGCAGAAATATAAGCGGAAGATACCAACATACTGGATATTTGTGGAGTATCACTAAATTCATTAGCGGTCATTGTGAAAACTATGGTTCCAATAACACCGGCTGGTTTTCTGGTTCCAAACGTATATGGATTACCTTCCATATCTCTAGCCCATATTGAATCACTAGCGGGTGCGGTAGCATCCCATGCCAACGTATATGTTGAACCAATATTATGATATCCAATAGTATCTCTATATCCTACTGCTACTGCCGAAAGTGTTCTATAAACTGGTAAATTATCAAAACTTGCTGCACTAACCAACATATTGAGAGGTTCTAATTGTGGAACATATGTTATACTTGTACTATATGCTGGATATTCCTTTGAACATAAACTTATTAAATATGTTGTAAAATAATTTGAGTATGTTACATCAAGTCTATCTATATCTCCAGCCACACCACTAACTCCTTGGGTATATACTCCGCCCCCCGCACTTAATATGTTTACAGTGGCAGATGGTGTAATATACCAAAAGATAGAAGATAATGGATTAATGTTAGTATATGTATATCCACCCTGTGTGAATATTCCAGAAAGTAATATTCCGCCATCGGTTGAGGATATTGTAGATATGTTTAATGTGTTTCCCTCGTTTGTAGTATCGACAGTAAAGCTATATTCACCAACAGTTCTATTAGCATCACCGTTTACAGCACTTATTACATAGGTTTCTGTGGTTGATAGAACCGTGGAATCAAATAACATATAGTCACCACTAGCTGCTATAACACTCGATCCTAATGTATATTCAGTATCCGCTACAACTCCCTTAATATAATATGAAACCAATGTATCGGTAATATCAGAGTTCCAACTGATGTATGATACTGGAGGAATTCCTGTTGTTGTTCCGTCTGCACCACTAAGTATGGCACTAAGGGTAGCTGTACTGGTGGTTGTTTCCATTGGACTTATAAAAAATCTTCTTGGATAAAATATATAACTATCAGTTAACCCATTTTCCGCCGAAACTTCAATATTATATGTTTGTGTATCATCATATGTAACAAAGATTAATGTACTTGTTCCAACACCCGTTATTGGTTCACTTTCTGTATATGCTAAAGATGTAGCCCAATCATATGCACTTAATTGTGTGTTTCCATCCCATGACCACACAACAGAAGATAGGGTGCTTTGCTGTTGTGTTGCAACAGCAAACATTCGTATACTAACATCCGTTCTTTGTGATGCTCCAAGACTTAATGAATCTGCCATATTATTTCCATATTATACTATACAGTTCAGTATATGCTGGTGATATTTTCTTAACTGTATCTTTTATTATATCTTCTATCAAACTTCGCGTTTCCTCGTTAGTAATATTTAGTCCTTTTAATATAATATTAAAGTACTGTGATTTAATTCCTGGTACTTTATGCTTAAAGAACCGTTCAATTTCTTCCATAAATTCCTGTGATCCTATAGGCATATTCCATGTCATATCATAAAAATTCAATTCCAATTTATAAATATGCATTACATCTGATCTATCGAGAACTGTGTTATAAATTCTTAAATCTTTAAAATCTGCCTTGGCATGGAATGTATCAATAGAAAGTTCCGTATCTAGTGGCAATCGTTTTCCTACGTTGGCTCCAATAAGCAATGGATTTTTATAGTAATAGAATATGTTTGATCCTGCGTTTACGTACACCGTATCTTCTAATGCGGTATCTACATACAAATTACACTCACCCGATACTGAATTATATTGTACCATAAAATGATGCCATTTATTATTTACCAAACCGGAAGTTGGATACTTTAGCGTAGACGTTGCAGATAGTAATAAATTACCAAAATTGGTATTTGCTCTTATATATGTAGTTTCTCCGTTTAATACATAATTATATTTTCGCTGCCAATCATATCCTGTAAAATCTCCCTTTGCTTGGAATGAAATAGAACTTTGAACTTCATCAGAATAAAGAATTGTATTTATACCATCTAATAGGTTGTTATCACTTATGTATACTCCACTAATTGTGTACTTAAAGATCTTATTATCGGTACTATTAACGAATAATACCCTATCATAATATAAACCATCATCGTATTCGTTAATGAACCCTAAATCCATGTTTGTGGTTGTATTTCCTATAGACCCCGAAAGTAATACACTACCAGCAGAATTTAATTTAATATATGTATTGCTACTGGTTCCCCAAATGGAATTATCAGCATCACATACAATTCTAACAGCATCAGAATATGCATATATAAGAGTTCCGGCTTTCAATATTCCATCATCGTTTGCTACCCATGTTACTCCGTCGTTATCCACGCATATATCATTTCCGCTTGTTCCAACAATGTTATTTGATAAGTCGTAATCAAAACATATATAACTAGACGAAACCGCAGACACCGAATCAAATGTTCCGTTAAATGTAAAGCTTGATATATTATTACTAACAGTATCTAATATTCCTACGTTTCCAGCACTATTTATTGCCATGTCACTAAGTGTAACGCTACTGTCAAAGGTTATTTGTTTAACAATGTCTCCATTATAATCTATTATATGTACCTTTTTATACTTATCATCGAGAATCCATGTATACAAATTATTATCCAAGCATATAACTGTTGGATTTCCTGCTTCTGTAAGTTCACTTCCGCTGGTAGGCAATAGTCTGTCAAAATACATTTTATCGTTTATGTTAGTAAAAACTACGTGACCATATGTTGTATCATAAACAGGATATATAGAACTACTAAAGCCGTTTGTATATCCCAATCCCCAACCACCTCGGAATTCTGTTCCCACAAGATTCTTGGCTTTACAGTTACCCCAGTTATTGGTCTTTATCCAAACAGAATAACTCATATCTCCGGTTAAGAAATAACTACTATTGTATGGAACCATGCAGTCCTGATCAACACCATTTAATACTATTGCGTTTCCGTTTATAACTCCCGCCTTATAGTTTTCTATTGTTCCGTCATTATTATATGGAGAACTGTCTTCTGTTGTGGGTGCCCAATTTTTTAAGTTAAGTTTTAATTCGGTACCATCACCTGTTAATGTTGATACAACACTGTTATTACCCAATTCACCAAAATGATAATATTTATACCAGACTCCACCATCAAATGTCATTCGTGATGGTTCGTCCCAAACAAGATCACCGCTATTTGGTACTACGGTGTATGTATCTGTGTTACTTGATATTGCATGTATTAATGTTACATAACCGGGATAAAACCATCTATCCATCCATGCCTTATTAACTTCGTTGCCTGATAACCACGAACATAACCAAGTTCCGTGTTGCCAAGGTATGGAATCTCCCCACCAAATGTTTTTGGAATAGTTAGCATTTTTCTTCCATATTTTATCTGCTCGGAATGGTGTTGTTCCAGCAGTAGAGCCACTATCTTCTATTCCCATTGAAGACAGTGCAATTCCAGCAAGTGCGGTTTTAGGATAATGAAAATATGTAACATTGTCCTTTTTAAAAACAACTTCTTTGGTGCTCGCAGTAAAGCCTAAATATGGATTTTCAAACCCATAATCCTGATTTGTTCCTGTAAATATTTTTTCATATTCTCTTCGTTTAAGCGCATCGTTTTTATTAGCCGAAGTTACTGGTACAAGAGTATTACCACAAATATATGGAGTTTGTGTTGTTTCGTATTCAGGTGTTTGTATGTTTTTTAAATTGGCTATGTTAATGTTCATAGCACCATGAGTATTATTAACCTTTGTTTTATACGGACAATCCACCAAATAGTTTTGTTTTATATTAAAAACAGTTTCTTCCTTTTCTGCATTGGTATTATTTTGCTTGTTATAATATTCGTTATAATATTTTACCCACCCAACATTATCATAAAACCCTATTTGTAAATTATCTTCATATAGACCCATCGTAAATATGTATGGATTACTTGGATCATAATCATCATCAGATATTATACCAATAGCACGAATTGTATCGGTTACGCTACTATATGAAATATATTTCTTTACAACAGATGGACCATAAGATTCATTGGTTGTAAATTTAGTTGATAGCGCAATAGTGTCATCAACAACACAATAATCGAATACTTGCTGATGATATGGATCGCCTTGTATAGCATCTGCTAGTGTTATATTCCATGGTGCGGTTCTATTAACGGTGAAATACTTTTTACCATATGAAATTGCTGCCGATCCATCACTAATAGTTAATCGGAACAGTTGTTCATCTGTTGGTGTAACACCGTCACCCGAAAGATATAATGCATTACTTACATTTGTTATGAATTTACCATTTGCTGATAATGAAATATATGAAACAAGTGTTGAGAAAACAGCATCTCCCTGATCAGACTCAATAAAATTGCCAAAGGTTCCTGCTGACGTTACAAAAAATAATGTGTCGTTGGCAAACCTAACATCTTTTGCATAATTAAAAATTGGATTATTTACAAAAGTATATCCATCGTTATAATAATCCCGTACAGGAATAAACCCAACTCCGGTTTTATAACTGTAATCGGCGGATAATGATATAAGATTAGATTCTGTTACTGATGTTGTATTCATATTATCCTGACAATGCTACATTGTAAATTTTATTTTGAAGTTCATCTTCAAATACAAATAAGATATTATCTTCATTATTTCTACTACTTATTAAATGCCTCTTTCCTGATAATTTAACAAAATCATCAAATGGTCCGATAGATCCCGAACAAGAAATATATGTATTAGTATTAGCCGCATACGCGGAAGTATACACATCAAATGTATCCAATGTTGTGTATTTATGTGATACAAAAACATTTCTTGGGTCTGTTATATCGTTTGGATATGCAGTTGCTCCGCTAATAATACTAGTAAATGGTGTTCTGGTTACTCTTTCTATATCGGTACTATCCCCGAAGTCCCAATCAATAATTCCGATAGGAAAAGATCCGGGAATAAGGGATGATAGGTTAAAATATATTGTTCCTATATCTCCACTAATTGCACTAAGATCCGTAAAGAGTCCTGTTAGTGCCCTGCTCGCCCGTATATCACAATTACTTGGTGGTATTTCCTCAACATACACAAAATTGTTTCTGGCACAACAACTTTCCATACTTGTGGTGCTTGTTTCTACACATAAAGAAACATCATACACTCCCGGCATAACATATGTATGCGTAATCATATGGTTAGTCCTTTCTGTTGTCCATGATGGATAATCCGTAAGTATAGTACCAGCAGTTATAGCACTAGTCATAGTTGATTCGCTATACCAGTTACCAAAATTCCAATTATATGCACTTATTGGTAATGAGTGTGGAACTGAAGACTCCATAAATGTTATGGACAGATTAGGAGCATATCCAGAAATCAAGGCACTCATTATGCCAACTGGTGGTTGATCTACTGATAGATAATCCTCTATTGGGTTTTCTATATCATCACTATAATTAGCAGAAACTGTTGACACCGCCATTACTAAAAAGTTTGCATATGCTGGATTTTCTTTTACCTGAATTTCTGTTGTTACAGCAACGTTCATGGTATCAAGTGCGGCAGATTCCGTATTTGTATTGCTTGCTCGTACAGACATAGTTTCATAATACGTTCCCACCCTATAGTAAACATGTGAGGTTATCTCATTGTTTAATGTTTGGGTGTCTCTTGGTGCAAATGTAGCATCTTCTGTTTCGTATGTATCTGATGATCCATCACCAAAAGTAAAATCCCATGCACATAGCGGCCAGGTTCTTGCTATTGATTGATCGTTAAATACTGCTGATACTGGATCATATCCCGAAACTATTCCGTTTATAACACCAACCGATAATGCTTGTGTTAAATCTGACCAGAGTGAACTACGTAATGCAACATTGTCGTATGGTATAACTGTTTGACTAGCAGTAGGCCACCTCTCCCAAGCCTCTACTGTTCCTGTTGCACCAGCAGACACTGGAACGTTATAGTTTGGATCAACACCAGAAACTAAATAACAATTAATATTACCAGTGGCAGATACCTCAACGGAATATATTCCATTGGTTTCTCCCGGACCACCACTAAATCGTGATGCTGGCTTTCCACTCTTAGATGGATCATGATAAGTATATTCATTAAATATTTCAGTATCATTTAAAAATACTGATGTATTTGTATCTCCTCCAATATCAAGAACCCTATCTCCGAAATTATAATGATATCCAGTTAATGAAAAACTGTTGGTATTAACGCTTATATCACATCTAACATTTAAGTCATCATATCCAGATATATTATTTCCATTAGAAACCGCTAGTGCGTCCCAATAGTTTCCATCGGTTAATTTTGGAGTACTATTTACATAACCAAAACGTATTGTTATTTCTGGGGAAATGTAGTCTGGATGCATACTTAATATATTTGATGGGTATTCAATAAGATCAGTAATATCAGACAATTGTGAATTTGCTGCACCAGTAAAATCACTATATTGGTATGCCGCACCATATTCGCTATCTATTTCTACCAACCCCTCATTTGTGATGTTGTCATATAATGGATAAAGTCGTATTCCGCTGGTATTGAAACTGTATGCTCCATGAGTATCAATCCAATCCTGTGCATTTTCTTTTCGGTTCTTGTCGTCAATACCAATAATACGTTTTCCCCATGATGTTACTGTATATGATAATGAATCTCCCCCAACTGTTGCTGTTTTAGTTTCTGCTGTTGTTAGCGATTCTACAATAGTATCCCACGCACCAGCAGCAGATACAGTCATTAATGTTGGATCTCTTGTTAATACATAATCTAATTCTCTCCAACTTGTAGTTGGTTGTTTCCATTCTGTATATGGTACATTAAGATATGTACAATATCCACCAGACGGAAAACTATTTGTTGGTGTTCCATGTATTTCATCTGAATATATTTTAAACAGTTTATTGGTATCACCAACACACCATACATTATTTTCAGAATCTGTTCCGACACCAAAAACAGAAGATATTCTGTGATATATTGTGGTTGCATCAAATGTTGATCCATTCCAATGTTTTTTATATACCCTATTATCCCATGGACCTTGTGCATATCCAACAGAGGCGTAAACATTGTAATCCTCTATATCAGACGTAAGTGGAAAATCTGTACAAATACCTCTGCTTGCCTGCCAATCTGATGTTGATATTTCATATGTTTCCGTTACAATAGGATTATGTGTTTCAAATGCAGATGCAAATTCTGTTATATATTTGTTAATCCATACAATACCATCCGCTCCAACTGTAATTCCATATCCAGCATTTGTTGCTCCAGACTTATAACCATTTACTGTTCCATTATCGTTTAATACCCAAGTATAATTAACTACCCCTGTAAGCCCATCTTCTCTGAATCTGGATTCATAAAATGTTCCACCATAATGTACCATTCCGTAACTAAAAGTTGGTATAGATTCATTAATATGAGCAATCTGTTGTACGGTGTCATCAGAATAGGATATTTTATACAATGTATTGTTGCTACCACCAGCATAACAATCACCAGTTTCGGGGTCAACTGCGATTCCTCTTATCATTCCATCCCCAATAGAATATCTTCCTTCAACTTCTCCGTTATGTAGTTTTACTCTAAGAACATATGATGACCAACGATCAGCATACCATACAGTACCACCATAAAAAGCAGTACGAGTGGTATTTGGATCAATGGTTGTTCTGGATAGCCACTTTACCCCCAAATCACCATAATGTGCAGCCCATACGTTTTGCCCCTCATCATATAATGTATTATATTTTACCTGAGATTTAGAGGATTTTACGGATGCCATAACACCAGTGTTGGTAACCGTGTTTAGGTCGTCAGTAGCTTTTACCGACCCCTGATTGGAGATAGCAATAAAAGAAAACGAATCCAAGTAAACAAAACTACCTGCTTCTGTCCATTCTATACCACGGATGGCATAAAAAAGTTTCCGTTTACATGTAAAAATTTGAGATAATTGTTCAGAAGTATATTCGGATAAATCATCATCATATGTCATTACGTCCAACCCAGAAGTTTCGTGAATAACGGTATAATCACTTAAATCTGGTTCGCTGATTTGATCGGGTGGATAATCACCAACATATCTAAATATTCTAGTAAATCCAGATAATACATCAGTTTGTGTTGTGGTAAGTTCCCAATCTAATGTAAATTTGTTACCATTATCCACAAACCCGCTTAGTGGGGTAATGGTAAAGTTAGCTACTGCAATATCTTTTGCCATAATAATATCCTATTTTAATTATTTAGTCCTAAAGTGATGTATAGCAACCTATGATTGCACTGGTGTTATTGCCGAAATGTCAACAGTATATGTATCATCTATAGTATTACGTATATTCATAGTGGTAAGTACCATTCCATCCCCATAATATGTGGAATACCCAACAAACGAAATATTATATGTATTATTAATGTTATTATAGGAGAACACAGGCTGTTCTACAGAACTTAATAATACAGAGGATATTTCATTACACTCCACATTGTTTCTACCATCAAAAATAGTTGTTAATATATTTGATTCTAGGTCTAAATTATACAATTTAGGATATATTACATTATCAGCATAATCAGATGATGCCACAGTACAAATTGTAACGTGTTTTTCTTCATCAAATAACCAAACCCCACCATAATTTCCGTTGTTATTACTCGATAGATCTATAATATGAACGTCATCGGCTATAGAATATATTCTGGAAGTATCATAGTCATATTTTATCTTTTCAAACAATAAATGCCCAGTGGTATATACCATAATTGTATCAAACCAAATATCAAAATCTCTTATTTGCCCGTTTAATATATCAGATGATACAGCAGAAGTAAATAATCCGAAGTTATTATAAATGGAACTTAGTGATACTGAAGCGGAAACCGCGTTTCCATCTGTGTTTTTAGTCCACATATATCCAGTTGCATTATTTTTGGTGTATATTGTTTCTAGTGCTCTGTCCTTTAATAGAAAATATTGATTTCCAAATATATCGGTTTTCCATTGATATACAAACTTATTTTGATTTTCTATGTTACCGTACCAAGAATCAATATTATGTTCCCCTCTAAAATTCTCTGGGAATGCTTGGATGTCATTCCAAGTATTATCCAATGCTCCAGACCAAGGATCATATTTATCATTTTGAATTTTAAATCCGTTATAATTAAATCCGGTGCTTTCATATTTTGTTTGATAAGGAATAAACTCTGAATATCCCGGTAACTCATCGGACGTACCGGAATATGAATCCAGTGTAATCCCGGTTTTCAACCAACTAGAATCTATATTCGTAGAAGATATTGGTTTAATTTGTGTTTTATTAGATACCCCAGCATCTCTGGTATATAATGCAGGATTCTGAAATATCGCTGATAATTCTCTATTATATGTATTTTCCAGATCATCAGTATAAATAGTGTTTGTATATCCTTTACCAATATATGTGGTTAGCCCCATAAGTTTTGGTAGGAAATATCCCCCAACATCTTCTCTGGAATACAAATCCCCAATATATGGTATTGTGGCTATTGTTGGAAAATGTCGATTTAAAATATTTGCATATGGAACTAATGCATCAACTAATGTTCCAGATATATAATCAACCCATAATCCACCTGTTGGTGGTATTCCATTCGTCGAATTTACTAATGCCTGTTTCCATGTGATTGCGGAATTTGCCCAATAATTAACAAACATTTCTGATTCGTTACTTAATATAATATCAGAAGGATTGTTTGTTGCAGATATAACCATTTCTGTGTTTATGTTATCTAAATAAGAACTCAATGGTGATGTACATAACGGATTAATAACAAGATCACACCAACGTTTGCTTTCCGAATTAATCTTAAATTCTATAGGTTCTTCCCAAATAATATTCCCGGTTCCATTATTTTTGTAATCAACATATATATTTTCTACCAAAGATAATCTTGATATATCCGGTTGTGTTATAAATGTGTAATCATCAATTGGTGTGCGAATACCACCGCCCCATGTCATTGTTCCTTTTTGTTTTGTTTGACCCGATGAATTATCATATGAAACTGCCCAAAATGGTCTTCCACCAACGGCAGTTACATTATATACATTTGATGTATAATCCCATCCACTAAGTGGTATATTTATTACTGCATTAATTCTGTCATTATATCTGGTTGTAATACCAAGACTACCGCTTAGTTCTGTGGTTAAATCAAAATTAACTCCGCTTACTGGCGGTAAAACCACAAACGTTTCTGGTGCAAATGGACCATAACCAATACCAGAAACTTGATATTCCCCAATCTGATCAATAAGATATGAAAATTTATTGTTTGGTGATATTTTTATTGTTTCAACATTAGTCGAATCTGGCTTAATCAAATTCCAAACAACAGCGGTTAATTCTGCTGCGGAATGTTCTGGACCATCATCATAAAATCCTACTGGCCACACATAATCCACGTACTGACCAGTTGTAAGATGGTTGCTAGTATACCATGGATTAGCTTCTATGCTTACACTGGATGCTAAATATGTTCCAACGGTAGATCCTCTGGTATCGTCACTTGTTAAACAATACCAATTAGAATCTATATGATCATACATAATAAAATCACCGGCATTTAATACCATTGGTGATGCTGACGTGCTCTTTTCCCAAATACCATCAGTATCTAGTGTGGCTTTCATCCATTCTGCTTTGGTAGTATTTGTGTGCTTGTGTTTTATAATTAAATTAGGAACAAAATCAACGATTAGGTCTCCAGGATTTCTAAGTAAATTACTTCGTAGGTATTTGTACACAACACCAGTTTCAAATCGAAATCTAGATCCATCTCCGGTTTTCCATTGACCCGCACCCCAACCAACATCTGGTTCGGGATTATTTCCTGATACTTGATAGAATGCAAAATCCTTGCTTGACTTATATCCTAACGAATCTGTTCCTCTCCATGAATCCAAATCAAAATGTTCAGGGAACTGTGTATCAACAAATACTATATCAGTCATATATGAATAATCACTATAATTAGATCCAGGATGTCCTAATGGAGAATATTTTATTGCTCTACAAGTACAGTCATTCCAATCGCCAATACCGTTCGTTGCTAAGTCTACGATACCAATATTTTTAGTATCATGAATTGATTTATGATCGTTTATGTAATATAGACAATCCACTTGATGATTATAATGTACAATAGAAGTCTCGTCTATAAATATTGAAGAATCTTGCCATACAAATGTTTCATAGTTTCCGGGTTTACATTTCAATGTAAGTGATGGTTGTATTTTTCCAGTTGCATTATAAACAAGCGTAGAATTGCTGCCAGCCAATGTCTTTAAGTCCAGTCCACTTAGCCATGCACACTCAACAGGATAACCATTTGGTGCATTTAGTTTATATATCATATCACTGTCATATAATCCATATCCTGATCTAGCACCGACAATTGCAGTTTCAACGCTTATTGATGATAATGTAATAGGAATACATTGACTGGAAAGTATATTCATTGGTAGGTCAGGATTGTCTGGATTATATGTGTGTAATGGCCAGTTAATAAATGTTTTACCGACTGATATTGGTATATCAGTATTAATCATTTTATACAACCATGCCCGATCAAACGGACCCGAATATAATGTATCTGGATTGAAATCATGTATTCCATCTGATACCGTAGTTGTTCTTACTGATATTTTATCTGCACTTAAATGTGTTTGTGACGGAATAGCACCAATATCAATCAACTTGGTATCATTTATGTTTATAGGATTGATAGCTGAAACTGGAACTGTTTTCCAATATTTGTTTAATATAGAATCATCATATGTATCTATATAATATGAATTTTCTAGTAATGGGCCGCTCCAATCCAATCCATCCCCACTTGTTCCATATCCTGGATATGGAAATCTAAATCTTGTGTTTCTTGATTCAAATAGTGTTGCCTTCATAGTATCTTCTAATATATTTTCAGAAGTATACTTTAACCAAGAACCAGAAATTGCGTTGTTATTTTGGATAAAAATCTTATCAGCAAACTTATAATTATTGGCGGCTATTGCCCCATCGTTTATTAATGATGTTGCGCTTAAATATATAGGATCAAATACAATGTCTTGTTCATATTCCCTGAAGTATTCTCCAGATGGGAAGTAGAACCAGTTATTTCCGGACACCAAAGTATGTTCAACAGTACGAGTATCAGAAACATAATAACCACCCGATAATATGTATTGGTTCTCTCCAATATATTTCTTGGTAGCATCAAACCTAACATAATCATTTAATACTTCTCTATTGAACTCAGAATATGCAGATAATGGTAATGCGGATACATCAGAAACTCCATGGGATTTCAGTACTGTATTTATTGTCCATAATAATGGATTGTTTGCATCTAACGCATTAACTCCCGTTCCGTATAACCAGTTCAACGCCGAAATTTCAAACCCTAAACTATCAAAATATGATGATACTGTTGCGGATTCGAGATCATAATATGAAGAAACAGCAACCGTTGGATCTTTATCATAATAGTTTGTATCATCATACAATTCTTCTAATATGATTTTAAATCCAGTAGATATAGCAGACAAATCTGGAAATGTATCATATGCTGATTGTTCTGGAACATTTAAAACATAATCTCTTTGTGTAAATGCCTTTAATAGATATTCATAAAATAGGGTTCTTAATGCATTTTCAGAACCAACCATATTATATTTTAGTTTAGCCTTTTTTATTGCTTCCCGTTTGTTAATAAAATATATTGATATCTCTCTTAGTTTCTTAACAAACAATGGAATTGCGTCGTCAATATCCAATGGATCATCAAAATCTATATCCTCAAGCCATTTCTTATCTTCCTCGTTTCCGTATAATTTTAATTCCTTAAGCAAAGATATATAATCTGAACGCAAATCATTTGTGGTATCGGTGTTTGTATATGTGTTATTGTACCAAGCTTTAACATATTGATTATATTGAACGGTTTCCTTTCCAGGTATAATTCCGGAATTTCTTTGAACCCATTCCTGATAGGTAAACGGAACCCTACTATCTTCCGGTACCACTACTGCGGTATTATTCTTGATACCTTCCATATATTCTTTATTAGTAATATAATTCGATCTGGATGTATCTTGTGTTTTGGAATATGTAGATAAAATAGCCATTATGTGTTTATTCCTCCGTATAAATTATCCATTAAGAGTCTATCTATAATTCCATAATTGGTATACCATGCAGACAATGAAGAGTTAGTTTCAGACAGTGTAGTATAATCGTCATCCCAATTAATAACTCCCTCGACTTGAACATCACAAAGAGTTGGTATATACTTGTAAAATTTATAAGTTGCATAATCACTTGAAAGTAACCATGCTACACTACTTGTTGATGATAATGCCACACCAGTAAGTGCGTGTGTAGTATCAAGAACCGTTTCATAGGTTTCCTGACCAAAAATAGGCTGCACAACAAATGCAACCCCACCGGATACCATATATGTTGCTTGATCTATAATATCGGTTCCCCTATTAAAACAATGATCATGTCCACAAACGCTACATACCGCTTTATTTCTTACAAAATTTGTATTACACTTACAACGTGTTCCCCAAAGATTATTATGTGATATTGAAGCAATATTAATTAATCGTTTTAGTGATGGCGGATAGTTAAATTTATAATTATCAATTGGTACATCTACTTCTTCTGATATAGAATATAATTGATCTATTTCACAGGTATTTATATTAGAATTATTATTTACAAAATTGGCAATCTTTTCATATGATTTTCCCCCAAGAGAAGTGTTAGTATCGGTCTTATTACCAACCATTGTGTCTAGATATGTATTAAATAAATTTACATTGTTATAAATGTGTTCGGACAATGCATAGTCCCTCATTTGTTTTGTTGAGTCCCAACTTTCATTAAATTTTCTAATATTAATATCGTCTGCATTTGCATAAATATCAAACAATGCACTCGTTCCGGAAACACTATATGTTTTAGGAGTATCAACATATTTATGTATCATTTGATATCCTGTCCAATCACCAAACGCCTGTATTCCTCGTTCGATAGCACTACGAGGATATATCAAGAACGAATCAACCGCGCTTATGTTGTTTATGGAAAGAATATATGCCCTTGCTTCCGTCGTATTTAATACCCATATTCTTTCTCTTGAATCACATGCTATACCCTCAAGATTTGCACTTAGAGCTGATGTTGCATTATCTGCTGTGGAGTATTCTAAACCGTAACCTACTATGTTCTCATTGGCAATATTTCTTTTAATAACATCATATCCGCTTATACAACCAATTGCGGATTCACCAAAAGTAAACCAAGGATTGGAGTTTTGATCTATTGTTAAATATGCAGGATGTGGTATATTTTCAAAAGAACTTACAAGATGACACATAGAGTCATATTTTTGAATTGCTCCACCACTTGCTGTTTGTTCTTCTGTATATGGAAAATATTGTTTCTGATATTCTTCACAAACCCATACCGAATTGTCTGATGGATCAACAACCATACCTTGCGGTTGTGCGCTTAATGGGAAAAACACTGATGTAATAAGAGCACCAGCACTGGTATATTTAGCCAAGCTGCTGCACAATGGATGTGAATATGTAACCCAAGCATTGTCCTCGGTATCAGTATCAATTTGAACTGGTCTGGCAGATATATAATCTGATCCAGAATATACGAATGGAAAAGATGCCAATAAAATAAGTGTTGTACCTATCATGTTTTTATCATATTTTATAGCAAATGTTCCTAAACCTTCTGTCCATCTGGTAACCCATGCATTTGCTTTACTGTCAAGTGCTACTGAAGGTGAATAATGTATTGTTTGGCCAAGATATATAGAAGAAAGCAAGGTTCCATTTGAAGTAAACTTACTAACATATCCAGATAGAGCATTAGAAACCGTCCACACATTATAGCAATAATCTACTGCTATACCAAAAATTCCACCACTTGATCGATCTATCCATCCGCTTGCTGGTCTCCAAAATGTTGTCTCTCCAGAAACCGCCGAATAGTATGTGCTATTTGTTGTTGCATATAAATATGGTGATATACTGGGTAGTATTCCGTTGATGTACTCCGCAGAATATGGATAATTTACCTTGTTTAATGTATTTGATCCGGTATTAGATATCCAAGCAAATGGAGTATCACGATACCATCCAGAAGATTCTACCGATACCGTCGAAGATAATTGCGTATTTAGGGATGATGCCGAAGAATTAACGCTATTAATATATACCCCTCCCATATAATAATCATCATCATCATATCTCTCGAAAT